TTTCCACCATCGTAATGTTCTCGATCCGTTTGTATCAACTGATACTCTTACATCGTGCCGCTCTTTTAGGAACTTTACAAATTCCCCTAGCTTAGGCCAGATCGTAGGTTCGCCGCCTGTTAACTCTATGCTAACTAATTTTTTATTAAGATGTGTTTTGTAAACTGTAATCAAGTGATCAAAATTTTTACAAATCAAATCAAAGTCGGGCCATTTAGTTGTGCCAGCGTGTGAGTCAGGCCAACAGTAGTTGCAGGAGTAATTGCATACATTGGTAAACCCGTATCGAATACTTAGATAGTTATCAAAGTCTGGATTTACGATAGCTATCGGTTTCATAAGGATTCGATCCCTTCGTACAGATTAGCTAACTTTTTAAAGTTATTAGTGTTCTTATCATCTGATAGCAAATTTAATAGTTCAGGTGCGTTGCGTTTAATCAATAATTTATGAACGCCTGCATCTAATATCTGCATCCTAAGCATAGGGTAACTTAAATTTAAGATAAGGTTTATTAACTCTAAGTTATCATAAGGAGCAAGTGTAGTAGTATTTCCTAAATGCCAGTGTTGGAAATCATTACTGTTTCTAATAATGATATGTTGTTTCAATTCTTCTTCGCTGGCAAACGTTTTCTGTTTTGCATTTTCCAGCATAACAGAAAACTTGTCTTTTAGGAAATAACTGCTATGATAGAAATGATGTTGTTTACAAATTTCAATCAGGTCTTCACCGAAATAGGTTGTTACAATACGAGCATCATAGGGATTACGCATCAGCATCTCATCACCGTTGGCTCCTGATAATAGGACTTCGGGATTGCGCCAGTGCTGTAGACTTTTATAAGCCCAGAACTTTTTTAATTTAGATCTGTTGTGGCACATGAAGTAATCTAAATCGTAATGCTCACATGTTACTAACTCATAAGGGATCTTATTCTTTACAACATACGATGCCAACAGCAGTGTGTCAACACCGCCTGTTAGAAACAGTTTGATTGGTTTATCAGTTTTAAAATTTAAAATAGCACGTTCGATAGTGGAATCAATCTGATCAATTATTTCATCATCAGTTAAATTTAATTTTATAAATGCAGGTAGCGGGCCTGCAATTCTGGTAATTGAATCGGAACCAACAATTACATTCCCTAAAAAACTGTTAAGTGTAGGTAAGAGATTAGATACTACAAAATTTACATCATCAATAAAGATTGGAAATGTTTGGCGCTTGCCTGATGTTAATTCTATTCCAATATCACTGTACTGTATCTCGCAAGACTTGCCTGGATAGCCTTTGCTAATTAGATTAGCAGAAACTGTCCACCCATTATCAAAGTCAACACAAAATTCCCCCCACTTGACGTGATTAGGAAAATCGTTATTCACTTGTTTGCTGATTGAAAAAAACATTATCGCTTGCCTATGATCATCCAGCGGTCGTACAGTTGAGTTTTTAAAATACCCGACCATACTTCTGTTAGGTGACTCTGTTCTTTAAATTCTTCTAAAGTCCGTGCGGTACGGACATGTTCTGGTATTTGATAATTATTACTTTGTAAAACAATCAAAGACTCGTTAGGCAGTCTAGCTAACCATGCCTCGTATTGCTCCTGTGTAATATGTTCGCAACTAGTATTAATAACAACATCACCGTGGACTGGCACAGTACACATGTCTTTTGTAATAGCTTTGAAACGTCCGTCTTGTTCTTCTATCTTATTCATCATCGTAGCAACATGCTCGCACACCGGATCTATGTCCACGCTACAAATATATTTGATAGAAATGTTACTTTGGAACAGCATACTGGCTAGTACACCTACCCATCCACCGTGTATGTCTATACGGCTAGGCTTAGTTACAAATGGCTCTAAGTTCTCTATAAGCCATTCTTTGCTTTTCATTTGCCCGCTCCAGAATGCATCGAGTGTACGCATGGGATTGTTGCTTTGTCGGATGGCCTGCATCCAGAAGTGTAAGTGTTCTGTATCTATTTTCATTTTATAATGTTTATTATTTCACTTGCTATCAACTTGTGTGTCTTTGGACCAGGATGCATATTGTCCGATGCTTTATCGGGAGGCAACATAGTTCTAGTCTTTATTTTGTAAAACTCTAAATTTAAATATTTAGGTTTATATTTTTTTACCTTAGAGTAATCAGCGAATACATTGTATGCTGTTACTCCAATAGATTTCAAATACAAGGTAGCATGATGTACATACAGCCATGTGCGTGTTGCAATGTCCGACTCTGAATGTACTTGCGCCCAGCTGTTAGATAGCACTGTATCCTGCCATATTCCGATAGGTGTGAGTTGTTGCTCACCAAAAAATCCTGTCTTTCCGAATAACAAATCTCTACCGGTAAACGACCACATTACTACAACAGCATCTCCATCTAAAAAATTAAACTTCAACACGTCATTTAATATTGCTAGATTGCTATTACCACAAACACCTTGATTAGCCAAGGGCACATTAAAATGAGTTGCTACTACACTCGGCCATGCATGTTCGCTAGTTTCTAAACTCTGTCCATAAGTCATAGAACATCCGAATGTAACTAATCTTTGCATTTTGGTATTTTACTATCTGCTGAACTAACACACTTCAGTGTGATACAGCGTTTAGGTTCCTTGAATAATTCAAAGTTGTCTAGCGTACCTATTGCATCTTCATTGCAACTGTATGCTCTTTTAACTTCATTACCTCTTATTATAACACTTTGATACCCGCTATTGCAAGTCCAATTGGTGAAACTATTAAACCCTAGTGCGTTAAATCGTTCTGCTTGATCTATAAAGTAATTTTGATTACCATCAGTTAGTCTAATTTGATATCCTTCTTGCTGTTCAAAATCGTCCTGCATTATGCTTATCATCTCAGGAGTATAACCATCCACAATAGCAGTGGCAGTATCATTGCTTTGTGGTTTGAGAGTTACGTTAATACCACGGGCACGTAATCGCTCACAGCGTTCAAGTGTTTCAAAGAACTTTTCTGGAACCATAACTTGATTAACTGTAACATGCACAAGTTCGTAGATCAACTGTAAACACTTGTCTCCAAACTCTTGTTCCTTGGCGAACTCATCGTGAAAGCTAGCTGTGATACTACGGCGCTGTAACAAGGCAGTATTGGCACACCAAGTGTTCCACCATTTCGAACCAGGTGACAAATTAGTAGTCATATGGATACTTTGATAAGGGCTTTCAGTTTCATCCAAGTGTTTTATCAATTCTGGAAATTGCTTGTACGCGGTAGGTTCGCCACCGCTGAAACTCCAATGGAATTCATTAAACCCATTTTGACGAGCTTGTCGTTTTATCTCATCTATAGTACTCTTATACACATCTAAGGTTTGGTAATCCATTTTATCACTGCGAGCATAGGGCCAACAGTAACTACATTTGTAATTACAAAATCTGCCCAGGATCCAACTGACGTTAAATAAAGGACGATCCAGCATCGTTTGCTGTCCAAAATGTATAATCTTTTCGAATGGTATGGTTGAAAATTGCATTGACAGTATTTAAGTGCGAGTGTATAATTAACTGGTAGACGTGAGTGGAACATGGTATACCTCCTCCTAGTAAGCTGACCCCCAGCTGAACGGAGGGAATTGGGCTAGCCCTTAGGGCGCCTTTGCAGGTTCGAATCCTGCCGTCTACACCAATTTAACAACCGACTACACGAATGAAAAAAGTAGCATCAAGTCCAGAACGACACACCTTTCAAAAGGAAGGTTCAATCCGGCGAGCAGAAGAAGCCGGTGAAGAGCCTAACCAAGCCTATATCGACATGTGGGAGCAGATCAAGATCGATGATGCTAACAAGATCTACGATCCAGAGTGGCAAAAGAACAACATGGAATATGATCTGCGTAGCTCAAAAGAACTATGTAATAAAGTTAAAGCATCGGATACCTATGCCCAAAATTTATATGCCGCTATGTGTAACATGGATTGGCAAAGCAGAGAGTTTTGGCAGGAGATGAAAGGTGAAACTTGGAGTTGCAGTTGGAGGCATGCAGGCGGCATTGTTGCTGACATGCGTGAACAAGGTGACTACATTGATTGGTACTGTAGTGGTATTGGCAATGACGAGGCTGGTTACGGATTAGATGCCCGGCCAGCAACTGATTACGTTCCGGAAGGACAAGTAACAGAAGAAATAGAATTGGATTTGAACAAGCTAGGTTGGAGACCAGTTTCTACCGAACCTACTATGGATGATTGAGTAAATAATTGTATGGAAAAACTAACATTTAAAGTTGAAGATATTTTTGAAGACATACCCGGAGATCCGGATAATGTTATTATGAAATTTCCGCCCGAGTTAATAGAACAGACTGGCTGGAAGGAAGGCGATACGTTGGACATCCAACTAGAGGATGGTGCTATCATTATCAAAAAACTATGAGCAACAAAGACAACATTCTAGAACTAACCGGTGTAGTTGATGAAGTATTGCCAGCTAATATGTTTAGGGTCAAAGTAGAAAACATGCCAAACTTATTGTTATGTTACATGGGTGGCAAGTTAAAGCAACATAAGATTAGAATCATTCAAGGGGACTCAGTTAAAATTGAAGTCAGTGCTTATGACCTAAGCAAGGGCAGAATAACTTATAGACT